TTCTCAATTGAGATTGCAAGGATTGGAATGAGAGCAAACGAATACGTTGAAAAGTTCTCTAACCTTACTTTGAATCCTGATTCTGTAAATTACATCTCTAAAAAGATTGGAGACGTTAAACAAGAATGGGATTCTGCAAAAGGCAAAATCGTAACAACTGGTATCTATAACAATGTTTCTGACCTTGTTCGTGTTGAAGTTGCATCTGGTATTAATAAATCAGATTTGCCGGTTGGTTTTACTGGCCCTAGAAAGATTGCTGACGCTTCTATTACTGACGCTGATACTGACTACAACTCTGAATGGGTTTATGGAAAAGATTCTTTGCCGAATGCAAGCGGCCTCGCAGTTACTCTCGAAGAACTGAAGTCTGGTGACACCGTTACTGTTAGATGGCCAACTCATGCTTTAACAGAACAAAATACTTACATTCGTAGTGGAAACTATCCTGCTGGTGCCTTGTTCGGTCTTTCATACTTGGGACAAACTGGTCGTGAAGACTATGCTGACTTGGGTATTGCAAAAGCTGACTTTGCTCCACACTTAGAGGAAGCTGATGCTCTAACTACTGCGGCATACGTATTTACTTTAGACGAGATTGTCAAGTCTTCTGGTCTTTATTATTGGTCTGCTGGTGCTTCATCTAGTACCTTATCAACCTTAATCCAAGATGGAGTTAAACAATTCGTAGCTCCTTTCTTTGGAGGAACGGATGGTCTAAACATCTTAATAGAAAACCCATTCAATGAAACTGAATTAGCTGCAGGCGGTTATGCCCAATACTCTTTAGAGTCTGCCTTGAGTATGGTTGCTGAGCGTGACATGATTCGCTATGACTTAATCTCTATTCCCGGTGTTACAAACCCAGCTATCAATCAAGACTTAGTTTTGCAAACTGCTAATCGTGGAGATGCATTGGCCATCATTGATTTGGAAGGTATTTATCAATCAGAAGAAGATAAAGGTGACGGCACAGAAGCCCCAGGCTCTGTTCAAGATGTTGTTGATGCGATTAATGGCGATGGACTTGATTCTTCTTATGCTGCAACTTATTATCCTAATGTTCGCTTGGCTGATGTTTCTAGTGGAAACGGAAGCGTCTTGATGGCTCCTCCATCTATCGCTGGTATTGGTGCAATTGCTAAGTCAGAAAGTCAATCTCAACCTTGGTTTGCTCCTGCTGGTTTTAATCGTGGAGGTCTTTCTCCTCTTGGGGGACAAGGTGGTCCTTCTGTTGTTGGAACTTTAGAGCACTTGAATAAGTCTGATAGAGATAAGTTGTATGAAGTTAACATCAATCCTATCGCTCGTTTCCCTGCAACTGGAGACACAGTTATCTTTGGACAAAAAACATTGCAACAATCAGCTTCTGCCTTGGATAGAATCAATGTTCGTCGAATGATGAATCATTTGAAGAAGCGTATCGGAGACATCTCTGACATGATTTTGTTCGAACAAAGTGTTAAATCAACATTCGATAAGTTCAAGGGTCAAGTTGAGCCCGTTCTTTCTGAGGTTCGCTCTCTGTTTGGAATTTATGAATACAAAGTTGTTTTAGACGAAACAACTACAACACCTGACTTGCAAGACCGTAACATCATGTATGCCAAGATTTTTGTCAAGCCAGCCCGCGCAATTGAATTTATCGCAATCGACTTTGTTGTAACACAAAGTGGCGTGGAATTTTAATAGACACTATTTAAAATAAACAGGAGAAAAATTACTATGTCATTTTGGACCGAAAACACAACTGAACCAAAAAGAAATTTTAGATGGCGAATCACAATGTCTAACTTAGCAACCTATGGTGTTGATTCTAGCGCTGTTTGGTGGGCAAAGACAGTGGATACACCGAGCTATACTGTTACAGATGTTACTCATTCATTCTTCGACAATGAGTACAAGTTTCCAGGTCGTGTTCAATGGCAAGATGTCAACATGACTTTGGTGGACCCAATCTCTCCCAATGCAGTTCAGCTTACAAACCAAATCATTTTGGACTCTGGTTACTCAATCAAGGGTGCACAAGAGTTCGGATTGAACCCAACCTCAATCACAAAGAGAGGAGCTAACGCTGCTTTTGGAACTGTTGTTATTGACATTTTTGCAGGCAATGGTGACGTTGTTGAATCTTGGACAATGTACAATCCTTTTATTACTTCTGTGAAGTTTTCTACTCTTGATTATTCTAATGATGACATGAGAACAATTGATTTGACTTGGAAGTATGACTGGGCTGGTTGTGAGAACCCAATCTCAACAAATGGTGACCAAAGCCAGTTCCCTCGTCCTAATGGCTTGAACTAGGAGGTCTAAATGTCCTTCTGGACTGAGAACGTTGTTGAACCTAAAAGAACTTATAGGTTTAGAGTTAAAAACAATAGTGGTATTGGTGTCGGCAATAATAACTGGTGGAATGTAAAGAAGGTTGACAAACCTTCTTACACCATCAGCACCAACCAATACCAACTTATTAATCATAAAATAAACATTCCAGGTATAGCAACTTGGAACCCAATTACGATAGACTTGGCAGATGTTGGAAATTCAATCTCTAGCTTAATGTCAGACTTGGGCCTCTTTGGGTACAACCCAAAAGATTCAATTAATGATGGTGGCCTGACAAAGCTAAGAGGCACAAACATCTTGCAGGGTTTTATTATCGAGCAACTAAATGGCTCTGGTGATGTAATTGAGAAGTGGGAATTAGAAGGAGCTTTTATCTCAGACCTTAAGATTAGTTCTTTGGATTATTCACAAGATGAAATAGTAACAATAACTCTCACAATAACATACGATTATGCAACATTTATGGAGAAATAATGTCTAGAAATTCAGATAGATTAGGTTTATCAAATAAAGCTGAGGCTGCCGATGCGCCTCAAATGTTCAATCCTCTTAGCTTTACAGCTCCAACAGAGTTTGTTGACCTTCCATCTAAAGGTATTGGTTATCCAAGCGGTCACCCTTTACATGGTAAGGATTGTATTGAAATTAAATACATGACCGCTAAAGATGAAGATACACTCTCAAATCAATCTTTAATAAAAAAAGGTGTGGCACTTGAGAGGCTTTTAGAAAACATCGTTGTAGACGCCAAAATTGACCCCTCAACGCTTCTTATAGCAGACCGTAATGCGATACTTATCCAAGCTCGTGGAACGGCCTATGGCTTTGATTATGAGGCTTCTGTGCAATGTCCTGAATGCAATACAAACAACACTTTAATCTTCGACTTAAGAAGGCCAACATTAAAGCATCCATTTCAGAAAGAACAATCAATCGTTGAGATTGGAGAGAATGGTTTATTTGCAACTAGACTTCCTTTTTCAAAGTTCAAAATAGAATTTAGAACAGCGAATGGAATCGAAGAAGCAGCTTTGGCACAGGTATTAATTAATGATTTGAAAGAGTTCAGGGTTACAGAACAATACAAAAACATGATTCTATCTATCGAGGGGCATACAGAGCAAGAGGTAATCAATCAGTTTGTTGATAACATGCCTTTAGCAGATTCAGTGCATCTCAAAATGTGTTTAAAATTTGCAACAGCATCCATTGAAATAAAGGAAAAGTTAGTTTGCAAACAATGCTCTCACGAAGAGGAGGTGCAGGTTCCATTTGGAACCGACTTTTTTTGGCCTAACATCGAAGTTCATGGAAGGGGTGTATGAAGGATTCTTTATCCTTAAACACTTTGGGGGATGGTCCTTAACTGAAATTCATTCTTTACCGATTGGTCTTCGGACTTGGTTTATCGAAAGATTAAAAAAGCAATTTGAAGATGAAGCAAAACAAATGGAGAAAGCCCGAAAAGGAAAGTAAGTCCTTTCGGGTTTTATTTTGTCAAACTATTTAAGATAATAATGAGGGACAATCTATGGCTGATGATAAAAAGAAAACGATTGAGGAACTAGTAAAAGCAATTAAAGAGCTTGGTAAAGAGGACCGAAAGGCGATTCTTGAAGGGGTAAAAGAAGGGACTGAAGATTCTGCAAAGCAACAGCAACAGCTTAATGAGTTATCCGATAAGCATCTGGAGACTCTTAGAGAGACTGCGGCTATCCTTAATGACATAGAGCAAGTTAGAAGGCAGGATTTAGAAATCGGTCAAAGACAGTTGATGCAAGCTGTGGAACTGAAAAATGCAGGGGAAGACCCTAAAATTGCCAAAGAAAGGGTTGAAAAAGCGCGACAATACATACAAGAATTAAAGGAAGGTAAGGCTGATTCTTTAAGTGACGCAGCTAAAAAACTTGACATGGATGAAGAAGAGCTTGGAAACATTTCAAAAAAAATAAAGCTTAGTCATGATGCAATTGAAGGTCAGAGAAAATTCGGCGCAGCGCAAAAGAAAGTCCTTAAACAGATGGCTAGTGCAATTGGTATGAGTAAAGATTATAAAGATTCTTTTTTGGGAGCCGTAGTAGAGCTCAACAAGGGATTAGGTTCCGCCGACCCAAATGAAAGAGGTCAAGCTCTCCAAGCCTTGGCAGACAATTACAAACAAATCTTCAACTTACAAAATGCAGCTCTTGCTGTTTTTAACAAGATGTACGAGAATGCCTCAAAATTATTTAAGGAATTCGATAAAGCACAAGCATCTTTGGCAGCAGCGACCGGACAAGGTCAAGAGTTCAATAGCGTCCTATACGGTGTACAAAGAAATGCGAATCTTTATGGTGTATCAATGGCAGAAGCTGGTGAAGCAATCGCCACATTGGTTGAGCAAACTTCTTATTTTGGAGACTTATCCAAACAGCAACAAGCAAATGTTGCAACTAACGTTGCTATGATGAAGAAATTGAATGTTGCAACATCAGATTCAGCTGCGATCTTCCAGAATTTCAACCAAGGACTTGGTATTGCTGCTGATGAAGCAATTAGGATGCAAACAGAGTTAGCCATGGCTGGTGTTGGTGCTGGGATTAGTGCCTCTAAGATTACAAAGGATTTTAACGCTTCTCTTAAAACATTGATGGTTTATGGCAAGGGTTCGGTGGATGTATTCAAAGGATTGGCGGCTGCAGCTAAGGCTGCTGGTGTTGAAGTTTCAACTCTTCTAACCCTAGCAGGGAAATTTGATACTTTTCAAGGGGCAGCTGAAACTGTTGGCAAAATGAATGCGTTGTTAGGTACGCAATTATCAACAACGCAAATGCTAATGATGACAGAAGATGAGAGGATTAGAACTCTAGTGGAAAGCGTTCAAGCACAGGGTGTGGCCTTTAAGGACATGGACCGCTTCACTCAAAAAGCAATTGCAAATGCAGCTGGTATTACCGACATGGCTGAGGCAAATAGAATCTTTGGTATGTCACTTAGTGAATACGATGAGAATGAGAGAAAGCTGAATAACTCAGCAAATGCTCAAAAGAAGTTCGAAGATGCTGTAGCAGCAACCACGCCAGTTTTAGATAAATTTAGACTATTGGGTGCAGAACTTATTGTATCTTTGGAACCTCTCTTCGAAGTTCTCAGCAATGCAGCTGATGCGATGACTAAATTTTTTAAATCAATGAGCAAAGAAGACAAGGAAATGTTGGCTAATGTGATAATGGGTCTGTCTGGCTTTATTTTGTTGATACCTGTCTTTAAAGTTGGTGGTGCATTGTTGACCGGGTTGAGTGTACTTGGTGGGGCAGCATTACCAGCTGTCGGAGCCGGAGCTGCGGCAGCAGCACCAGCCGTAGGAGCACTTGGTGGTTCAATGATGACTCTTGGCGGTGGCGTTCTTGCCGTTGTAGGGCCCGTTGTGCTATTGGTTGCCGCGATTGCTGGATTGGTTGCCGCTTACTCTTTGGTGGTCGAAGGCATCTCTTATGTAATAGACGCGTTTGCTAACTTAGCAAGTGTTGTTGGGAGTGGGATAGGTAGTTTTCTCTTCGGGACCGATGAAGCCGAAATGGCAATGGAAGAATTTCAGGCAAGAGCAGCTGAGGCTATGGCAACAATCGTAACTGGTGACCATAGCGGGGCTTTGGAATCCATCAAACAAATAGCGGCTGAGGTTAACAAAATGGGTCAAGATGTAAAAGTGAGTTCAACAATAGAAAATCTAGCCTTGGTTACCGCAGGAAAGGCAACAGACATGACAGGAAAGAGGGTTGAAGCTAGTTCTGTCAATGTCGTCTCTAACGTCAAGAACTCTTTTGAGGGAATGAAGATGGTTTTAGAGGTTGGCGGAGAGAAGATAGAGGGCGTAATTCAAAAAATAGCAGCTAAGACAGCAAATGGAGAGATTGTATGAGCTTAAAGAATGATTATTCAACAAAAAGGGGTGCATTATTGAAGATAAGCTCGATGCAGGGAGATTTAAATGTTGAATTTCCGGCTTTTCTAACTTCTTTGCAAAACAATTTCTCTTCCACTTGGAATGAAGAAAAAGTTTACGGAAGAATTGACCCGATTGGTACTTTTCAAGGTACATCCAGAAAGATTAGCCTAAGTTTTAACATTGTTTCCGAGAATGTTGATGAAGCAAGAGAGAATCTAGAGAAAATAAATAAAATGACAAGAATGCTGTATCCTTCTTATTCTGGTGCTGGTTCCAATGCACTAGTTTTGTCAAAAGCGCCAATGGTAACTATTCAATTTGCAAATCTAATACAAGAAGAAGGTCGCCCATTGCTTGGTTGGATAAACTCTTGGTCTGCCAACCCTGTTTTGGACATGGGTATGTACACACCAGAAGTCGGAGTATTCCTTCCAAAAATATACGAGGCTTCAATTGATTTTACGCCACAACATAAACAAGATTTGGCATTTAATGCAGGCGAAAACTCTAAACCAGTTAACTTTCCGTTTAAACCGTAATAAAAACAAGGATTTTAAAAATGTCAAGATACAATTCTAGAAGAAAAGCTGTGAATAATAGCGAACAGTGGGAAAAAACTTTTGAAGAACGAGGAGTTAAACAAATAGAACAATTTGTGACTCCAAGATTTGTAAACCCAAGCGATGATGAGTTGCTTAGGATTTCAACAAAAGATTACATTTGGAAGCATGGCGATAAATTTTGGAGACTTGCTGCTATTGAATTTGGCGACCCAAAATTATGGTGGATTATTGCAAGAATCAATAATAAGCCATCCGAGCATCTGTTGGAAAGCGGAGACATAATAAAGATTCCCTTAAATGCAAGTGTTGCATTGGAGGTGTTAGGTGAGTAACGGAATAACTGATGACGACAAGAAGTCTCTCGTTGGTGCTATTGAGGCAACACGAAACAGAATAACAAGAGAAGACAGCCTCCTTACGTCGATTCTGTCTTTTGGTTCATCAGCAGTTCAGCTAGGCATAGCAAGCTTAGAGGAATCTGGAACTCTTTCTCCTAGTGGATGGATTGGTGGCCCTTCAAATGTTCTTAATCGCTATGTCTTTTATTATTCAAATTTCATGTTAGAACAGATTAAGTCAGGAAGTCTTACGGTAAAGACGTTTAATGATTATCATAAAATAAATAGCTATTTTAGTGAGTATTTAGATAATAAGCCACAAAGTGATAATAAAGCAAATTATTTTCCAATAAACGAAGTCTCAGCAGCGTATGAAGAAGACGCAAGTATTTTTGAACAATCTGTATTTTTATCTTCACTTTTGCTTAAAAGATTTGCTTTCTTTAAGAATACTTTAACAAGAGAATTGGTGATTAAGATCCAAGAGATGGTAAGAGATGCTGTTAATTCTGGTAACTTCTATGGTAAATTTGGATTGTCCAATCAAATGGCACAAAGTGCCATTAAGATTACCAGCTTCAATAATGCATCGAAACTAATCTCATCAGGAGTAGGAAAGCAGGTTAGAGAACTTAAGTCAATTCAACTTACCATTAATCAGTTAGATGGACCGAAACAATTCCTTTTGAGACAGGGCGTAAGAAGTAAAGATAACGCTCCTGCTTGGATTGTTGAGCCAGCCAAGTATCTTTCGGAAGGAGGAGGCGTAAGCACTCAATTATTACCTAGAGAGACTCTGAATAGCCTCAAGCTCAACGATAGGACAATCCAGTGGCCATTTGAGGCATTTGGTCATCAAAGTGACCCAGGCGAAGGTATAGATCCTGCTCTAGATGTAATAAGGAATTTTGATGGCATAAGCGAAGAGGATGACATAACCACTTATAAATTTGAATTTTTTAACGACATTGCTCCTGAATCATTAGATAGTGGTGGTGCATTTGCCGGTATAATTAGTTCAATTGGCGATTGGTTTCAAGAAGACCCAGACAGAACAACGGAAGGAATAATTCTCAGAAAGCTTTCTGGTCAGTATTTAGATTTTTTCTCTGAGGTTATAAGGCAGACAACTGGTGAATCTGGAAGCTTTGACTTGTCAGTTGACAATCTAACCATAGGACAAATCTCGGATAAGTATTTTAAAAACGACAATTTCATAAGAGAAATTTACTTTTTCATAGCTGCCGATAAAGAAATCGCTAGAAGAGTAGAGATAATAAGAAAGCTTGAAAAGCTTGAAGCAGATAGAGGAGAGAATGTAACTCCACTTACCGATGAGGAGATTGCTGATGCAAGATTGGCTGGCGCTGAGGCTTGGAATACAACTCAAGTTGAGGCTGCTAAAGCTGATGCTTTAAGCGAAGATGCCATCAAAAACATGCAAAAGCTATTTAAGCAATGCGCACTGATGATAAACATGGATAAACTTAGAGACGACTACTCTGAAAGAATTAAGCAAATTTATTCTGGTAGCTTGCCATACAATGGTCGTTTTTATGTTGCAAAGTGTGGTGGCGATGGCAAAGTGTCTAATCAGGAGACCTTATTAACAAAACTAGTATCTTCAGAAAAAGAGCAGAGCTTTTTCGAACTAGAGCCATGGCAAATCTCATCGCTTACTCCAAAGCTCAGATTGTTCAAGGTTATGGAAGACGGCGCAGGAAAAACAAAAGAGGTTGAATTTGTTTTTGAGAGAACCTCCAAAATAGACAGACCAGATAAAGTGATGGGTGCCGACTACACCTCAGAGCCTACAAAGTTTATGTCAGCAAAAGTCGATAAGGGCTCTGGTGTTGGGTTGAAAGAGTTTTCTGTGGACTTCTCGGGCACTAATCCAGCTGAGGCTAGAAATGACATTAAGGCTACATTAAAGCTGTTTTTTCAATCATTTACAGACTTTATTAGATATAGAAACTCCGAGAGTGGCAAGCAGGAAGATGTCTATAGGTACGTCGACCTAGTGATACAACCTGTGTCAGAAGCTAGCAATAAAGCATACGGGATTGACGTCTCAAATAAGAGACAGTATGAGCCATCCTTCTATAGAATAAGAGCCGACCTTGGCTATTATGTTCCAAGCTTTGCAGATAAAAAACTAAGAGATGCGATTGAGCAATCAAACAAATCTTTTGTCTTGACAATGGTTGACCATGACATAAGTTTTAATAAAGATGGTAGTGTCGAAATTAACATCGAGTATAGGGCATACTTAGAGTCGCTACTAAAGCATCCTAAATTAGATGCTCTAGCAAGCCCAGAATTGATTAAAAAACGAGAAGAGAGCAGTAAGAGACTAGCAGAGCAGCTGAACAAAAGAGATTGCTCTGTCGAGCAAATAAGGGAGCTTCAAATCTCTTTGCAGGCCGAGGAAGAGGCTATAGCTCAAAAGTCATTAAGGTCAATAATGGAGAGAATGGAAAGAAGGGGCGTCATTTATAATACTCAAATAAAAGAAAAAGATAGGACATTCTTTTTAAATAATGGTTTCTTTCGTGAATGTGGCCTGGAGGCCACCACTGAATCCATCAATACATCAACGACAGACTTGGGGAAAGTATTAGCAGTTGACTTACCTGAGAAATCTGAATCTTTTGACTTCTTAGATTCCAAAGATACTCTTGTGCAGTATTTTTACTTTGGAGACCTTCTTTATACAATCCTAGACTGTGTGTTCGATGAGAATGATAAGCCTAGAGATGGGTTGGGAAATAATAAGATAATCTTAGGTTCTTTTGAGTACGATACATTTGTTTCAAACCAACTATCTAACAATAAAATTTATGGAATTGATCAAATGCCAATCTCTGTAGATTTCTTTTCTAGATGGTTTATAGACAATGTCATAACGCAGAAAGACTCTAGGAAGTCATTTCCGGTTCTTAATTTTATTAGACAGCTGTCTAATTCTCTTATAAAACAAAGCCTTATTGAGAATTGTGTAAATAGAAAAGTAGAGAAAAAGTTGAGATTCCAAACTGGACAAGTAACGGCTTATAGCAAGAGTGGCGACCCAATGGTAAAGATAGCTAGCGATTCATTTAAGAATAATGAGCCAATAATAAATGTAGATACCTATAGAACAAATGGGGCATTACCATTTACCGGAGGTCTATCGGAGAAATCTGAATCTGGTAATTTTTATAACTACATAGTTTTAAGTGCCATAGGGTCAACGTTGACCTATACTGGCACTGGTGATTACGCTGAAGACATAAAGCAAGGAAGATTTCATGTACAGATAGGTCAGAAGTCTGGTATTGTTAAATCAATAAACCTATCTAAGACAAGTCAAACATACCTAAAAGAAGCTAGGTTCTTTCAAAATGGAGTTGATGGTCTTTTGCAGCTATCAAATGTTTATGTTGCTAAGTTGGAAATGTTTGGAAATACAATCTTTTACCCGGGTATGGAATTCTTTTTTAATCCATACGGACTTGGTGGAGGAACTGAATTCGGAAGACCGCAGGACAAAGGGGCAGTTGCTTGGAAAATGGGGATTGGAGGTTATCACACGGTAACCAGCGTAAAGACAACGTTGACCCCTAATAGCTTCAGTACCACAATCTCGGGCCAGCAGTATTACTCTGGTGATGGAACCGGTAATTCTGACTTGCATGCAAGAAGAAAGGGCGATGCAATAACTGTAAGCTCTTACACTCCAGATTGGGGAGAGAACGATGTTGACAAGAAAGATAAAATGGATGCTTGTAATGCTATAATTTCACAAATTCAATTTCCAAACATCTCAGATAATAGTAGCGAAGGGTTAAATCAGCCAATTACTGAGCCAATTCCAGAGATTCCAACGCCAGAAAGTACACCACCGGTCAAAAGTGAACCAATAGAGGAACAACAAGTATCAAAAAATGATGTTGGTAACTTCTCTAGCAAATCCAATACGACCTTAGCAATAAGTGGAAAGTCATACTATGGAACACTCTATGGTTATGAAGATGGTTCTTTGAAGTTTTTGTATGCAGATGAAAATGGCGTTGAGCACTTTGTGAACTATCCATAAAAAAGGAAATAAGAATGACTAGATTTCAGGGAAAAAACAACTTAAAAACCACTAGGTTAGCTTACGAAAGGGCTAAGTATAAATTAAATGCGTTTGACGAAGAGCAGATTCAAGTTACAGACTTTAATTTTGCTGAAATGAATTTCTATGGTAGAGTAAATAGACAACTAGAGCCTGTTTATGTAGATGAGCAGTACATAGTACCAGTAGGTACACCTACTCAAGGTGGTGGTACCCATAGGGCATTAAATTTTGTTTCTGAGCAATTTAGAGACATGGAACTTCATTTTGCAAAAGCATGTAGAATGGGCGTTATTCCGATTGACGACCCAGTATTGTCTTCTTTAAAGATAAAAAGGTCTTACGAGAATCC